TTTTCTTGTTAGTTTCATTATTGGTCTTAGGAACTCAACCCAAGCGTCGTCTTTCTTTGGTAGATATTTAAATATACCATCTTCATTCATCATCTTGATTAAGTTCTTGTAACCCCTTCCGTCGGGGTCTAACGACTCTCTATAGAATTCTTCTACGATCGTCTTTCCCTCGTCAGTAATGAGGGGTTTAGATAGGTCTATTATTTTTTCATTAACTTGGAAGTATTCGTTACCATAAATTCCTCTTTTCGTTCTACCACTTAATAGGTTTTTTAAAACTGCATTGTCCTTATCTTCGGATAAAAGCCTTTCGGCCTTTTCCAAAATATCGGTAAAGGAAGTTGGATTTTCAAGTATCTCAGGAAATAATTTAACTAATGTTTTCTCACCAAGATAGAATATACCATCAATATTATCCGAAGAATCTCCAGTTAAGATTTTACAGGTTTTGATGTTATAATGGGGGAACTCTATGTCTTTATTTTTAATCATATCTCCGAACTTGTGTATCTTCTTTGTGGAAGGCGAATATACACAAATATTTTCAGATATCAGTTGTGTTAAGTCCCGATCTGATGAAAAAATTACTTTATTTTCATCAGGTGATATTTGACAATAGTAAGCGATTAAGTCATCTGACTCATTATCATTCATCTCAACTTGACGAACAAACATCTCCTCAAGATATTGTTTAACACGCTGCTTTTGGTAGTTAAAAGAATTCTCCTTTAACTCATTAGGTTCAGGTCTGTGTTCTTTATATTGGGGGTATAGTAATTTCCTAACAGATGAGTTGTCCTCACCATCCCAAAACACAACGACCTTATCAAGGTTATGTCTCTCAATGAATTTGCTAATAGTATTGAGGAAATGGTATATCCCCCCAATATGTTGACCTTTATGGTAGAAGTCCTTTACTCCGTGAAAGCCGATTTTTAGTAAGTTATTACCATCAACCAAAAGTGTTTTTATCACTTAATTGTTTTTAAATTGTTTGTAAAAAAATTTTGTTACTCTTTTTTAAATTGTCTTCCGCCCATAATGGTTGGAGATTTGTGTAATGACATAACTTATAAAGTTCGTCTTCTGTTTTTGCCGATGATAGTGGTATTATATGGTCAATATGCCATTCATTTCTATTTTCCCAAGTCATACCACTAATAAATTGTTTTTCTAAATGTTCTTTAAGAAATTCAGGAGAACAACCTACGATGTCAAAAGTTTTGTTTTTCTTAGTTATGTTTCGGGTTTTGAGGAATGACAAAAGTCTAGATCTCATTATACATTTTAATCTAAAAATAATATCGTTTTTTAATCTTAAAGAATGATAAATATTTTTTTTTATTTTATTTTTTTCTTTATTTTTTTCTGACCATTTTTTTTTATAAATTAAAATATTTTTTTTATTATCTTCATAATATATTTTATATTTATTTGGGTCTTTTTGATATTTTTTTTTTGACCTATCATTATCTTTTTCCCTAATAATATCAATATTTTCTTCTCGGTAATTTTTAACCCTTAATAATATTTTTTCTCTATTATCAATATATTCTTTTCTTTTTTGGTCTTTTATTTTTTCATTATTATTATCTCGGTATTTTTTCCAAACCAAATAAGAACATTCTTTACATTCAGTTCTAAGACCATCTTTAGAATCTTTTCTTTTTCTAAATTTAGATATTTGTTTCTCAATATTACATTTAACACAAACTTTAGTTTCCATTTTTAATATAATCTTTCAATAGTTTATTAACCAGGGAAGATAGATTTATAGATTTATCTTTAAAGTATTGAGGTAGTTCCGGATCAACAGATACACCTATTTTAACTTTTTTTTCAATTTCGTTTATTTTCTTTCTTCCCATATTAATAAATATCTACAAATTATCTAAAAGTAGAATAATTAGAAATTTTAATTATCTTCTTTTTCTTCTTTTAAATCAAAATCACCATCAGCCCCAATTATATCTTTCCAATAGTCGGCGTATTCTTTTTTATACTTTTCTATATTGGTTTTTTCTTCGTTAGCATCTTTTCCGGCAATAAATCCATGCGGAGTGACAATTATTTTACCATCATCATAGCCGAGTCCGTTTATATGATTCTTCATAACTGAAACTTTTGTTCTTGAAGCGAATTTTATAGTTCGTTTATCTTTCGTTGCAGTAATTTTAGTCGTTCCCGCATCTTTTTGATTACCAAATAAAAACACTAATGATGAGTTTAACCAAATCGCTTCACCCCCCTTACTTTTTATTTTAGGTTGTCCATATGCGTTATCAGGTAATTGAACCCAAGGTTGATTTACAATAATTAAAGTATTTTCATATTTAGAATCCGCTTTTCGCGAACCTGATATACGTTGATTAATACCCATACCAATTTTATCGGCTAAAGCGCCGGCCGTGTGTTGCTTACCACCTTTTCCCTCGTAAGTCATTTTACAAGGAACTGAACCCACAGAATCCCACATAATACATAAACTATAATCTAATTCCCCCTTTTCCTGAGCATCTAATAAACTATTAATATAGTCAGTTATTTGTTCAATATAATTGAAATTATTATTAATAATAAAGAACCCATCCCAATCAAGTTCGCCTGTTTGTTCGTCAATGACTTCTTCACAATCAAAACCCATAAGTTTCGCATGTTCAAACGACCATTTCTGTTCTGTAATGATAAAAACAGGTAAAATACCTTTCTTCTGAGCATCGGCAGCACATTTTACTAATGCGGTTGTCTTACCCGTATCACTATGCCCTAAAAACATATTCAAATGTCCAATTGCCGGACCTGGTAGTCCCACCGCATCCAAAAAATCAGGACCTAAGTCAAAGAATCTTTGTGGTTTATATTTCGCGGATGTAGAAAACTTATCTTTAATAGAGCCTAACCCTATTTCTTTCTTTTTAAGTGCCATAAATATTGTTTTTAAATTTAAAAAGGGTGAAGATATTTACATCCCCACCCTTAGTGTAATGTTAGAATGGCATGTCCTCGTCGGGTTCCGACTCTGCCTGTGGGTCAGGAGTTTTCTCCGATTTACCACTTGATGATTTTGATTTACCACCGATTACCGTTTCATCCACGGTAGAATCACTATAAGCGTATTTACCTGCGTCTGAGTCCCATCTTGGAGTTTCTCCACGAGCAATCGCTTCAAGATACTCTACGGGTTTTTTAGAATAAACGTCAGCCCAAGTTAGTTCGTCCTCAACCCAAGATTTAAGGGTATCTTCGTTATCACTAATAGGTTGTGGGTCGTCATACATAACCGCTTGGATTACCGTGTAATAAGAACCATTGTTTGTCTTTGACTTTGTTAGTTCAAGAATCAAATCTCTACCTTTTTGTGGGTCTGTAACATCACCTTTTGCTCTCCAAATTGGAATGATTTTGTCAAGGATACCCTCTTTTTTGTAGTTGTGTTTGAAACGCCAGAATTTAACTCCGTCTTGTTCTGCGTCTCGGTCAATTACCTTTACAATGTAAAACATACGAGATCGGTAGTTACCCGCCAATTTCTTATCGGCTTCTTTACCTGTTGACATAAGGTCTTCAAAAACCTCGTTAAGTGGTGATCTTTCGTTGTCGTTTTTTCCTGGATCGTAAAGTTTAATCCATTTACCATCAACTTGAACTTCGTGAAACCATACTTCTTTGAAAGGTGATGACCCGTCAGCGGTTGGTAGGATACGAATACGTTTTTGTCCTTGTTTTTCTTTATCGCTTAGAATTGCCGCGAAATACTTCTTCATTCTATCATCTTGTGACATCTTTGATGTTGAAGATGAGCTTGATTTTTGTGTCTGTTCGTACTGTGCTAGTACCGCATCCATAGTGTTTGTTGTCGCCATAAATTATTAATTTTATTTGTTTAAAGTGTTATTCAATTATAGGTGATTTTGTGAATTTGTCAAACGAAAAAGGGTATGAATTTTTAGTTTCATACCCTTTAATTATAGTGATATATTTTTAATTAATCTAATGTTTTAATCCTCTTCCAACTTGTAATAAGTAGATGGTGTAAATGAAATTGGTGTTACTCCCTCTAATTTGTAATCCTCTTCCAACCAAACCTTAATAATTGATTGAACGTCACTATAGTTAAGGTGAAATAACGATTCAATTTTTAACCAAATTTGACCATAATTAATATAAACACGCTCAGTTCCCTTATCGTATTCCATCATAACTTCATTACTTGGATTAACGTAAAATACTGAGTTAACGTAACCATTACGCTTCTTTGGTGTTAAGTTTCCAAAGTGTTTATCTAACCACTTAATAACTACTCTTTCTAACTGATGTTTATTTACTTGTATGTTCATAAGTTAATCCTCTTCAAACTTCATTAAACTACCAACCAATTGTAGAAGCGTTACTCCCTCCAAATTGTAAGTACCTCTCAACCATAAATTAATAATTGAATGAGTTTGACCATATTTAAGGTGAAATAATGATTCTATCATTAACCAAATACGGGATTCACTAACCCAAAGATACTTATTTTCTTTATCGTAACCCATTAAAACCTCGTTATCTGAATTTACGTAAAATAATACATTAGGATTATCTTTACGTTTCTTTGGTGTTAAATTACCGAAGTTTTTGTTTAACCACTTGATAACTATCCT